GCCACGACATCGCCCGCGTAGGACACGCTGCCCTGGCGCCAAAGCTTGACGATCGGCAGCTTGCCGGGCGGCCCTTGCTCACCCTGGAGCCCCTTGGCGCCGGGCTGCCCCCGTGGTCCCGGCAAACCTGGCTCACCTTGCTGGCCAGCCAAGCCGCGTTCCCCTTGATCCCCCTTGGGACCGGCCGCGCCGGGCAAGCCCGCCTCACCAGTGAGCCCGCGCTCGCCTGGGGCACCGGTGGGGCCGATCGCGCCCGGCTCACCAGCGAGGCCCGTATCGCCGCGGAGGCCCTGCGGACCTGGCGGCCCGACGTCGCCGGTCGCTCCACGCTCGGCGGCGGCGCCGGGCTCACCACGGGGACCCGGAGGGCCCGGGTCGCCACGTTCACCGGGTGCGCCTGAGGCGCCCGCTTCACCTTGCAATCCACGTTGGCCGGGCGCCCCGACGGGACCGACGGGACCAATCTCGCCGGGGGCACCATCTTTGCCGTCGGCGCCGTTGTGCACATTGGCCAGACGCGCGGCGACCATCTCGGTGATCTCCGCGCGCATGCTGATGATCTCGGTGCGCAGTTCGGCGATCGTTTTCTGTGCCTGCGCCTCGATCAGCGCACGCTCGCGCCCCCACTGCTTGCGTTCGTGATCGAGGACGCGCCCGAGGACTTCTCGCCAGCTGTCGAGCAGGGTTTCAGCCGCGTCCCCATCGGTCAGCGGAGGCAAAGAGCTTTCGGACCTCTCGATCAATGACATCGCTGCTAACCTTCTGCGGAGGTGCCTGCGGCGGCGGCGGGGCTGCCGTTGGTGCGTGCGGAGCTGGCGCTTCCGGGATCTTCCCGACCTGGCTGAGCGGAACCACTTGTTGCTGAACGCGCGGCTCCTCGCCAAATGGAACGTGGTCGAGCCCTTCGGTTTCGCGCGCTTCGTTCGGGCTATAGATCCCGCTGATCACACCGCGCGAGAGAGCCTCGATGCGATCCTTCATCGCCGAGCGCAGCAGCGCCGCGGTGTCGAACTGCACGAACTCGTCGGGCAAGCCCTTGAGATTGAACAGCACACCGAGCGCGTCCTCGATGTGCTTGAGCGCGAAGCCGAGGCCGGACGCGATCCAGGCATGCATCAAGGCTTCGGTCGAGTTGTAACCAGTAGCGCCGGTGCCGCCGCCGCCAAGCCCGAAGATCTGCAGCGGGATGCGGAACGCCAGCGCGATGTGCTGCTCGTTGAGCTTCATGATCTCGGCGAGTTCGGCGTCGCGCGGAGACATGCCCCACGGCTGCGGCTTGAGGCCGGCGGTGAGGATCGGCGTCTTGCCTTGATTGAGGCCCTTGGTCTGCTCGTCCCAACGATCGCGCAGCGATTGCACTTGGTCCTTGTCCAAGACTAGATCAGTTGTGAGCACCGCCGACGGCCGCGCCTGATTCAAGTAGAACGCGATCTGTTGCTGCAGCATGGCACTGCCGGCAGCAATGTCGTCGGCGGCGTGCAGGATCGGTGACTCGCCGATGAGCGGATAGGTGTTCCGCCGCATCGCATGCAGACGGATATGCAGCACATCGCGCGCGGGGACCAGCAGCGGATCGTACCCGAGACGCGCATCAATAATCGCATTGCCGCCTAACTGATAGAAGATGTCGCCGGTCGTCGCGATACGCGGCCGCGAGATCTGCGGGTTCATCAAATGCAGCTCGTCGATCTCGAAGCGATCGTTGCGCAGCGCCAGCGCATAGCAATTGCCATCCATGTAAAGCGACCGAACGGCGTTGAGGATGAAATCCGAGGGCGATTGATAGCTGTTCGGATAGCGCAGGATACGCGCGAGTGCTGAGTTCTTGACGCGGTCGCGGCCCTTTTTGCTGTTGAGCCGCCAATGGGCCCCAGGACACATAGCAATCGTCTGAGCGTAGGCCGACACGCAGGCCTCGACCATTGCTGAGCGACTTTCCGGCGAGTAGACATTCCAGCCGAGCTGCCACCAATTGGTTGGTGCGCCGTCAGGAAGCCACCCGCCCGATATGGGGAGGTAGTAGGGGCCCGGCCGATAGGCGCCCTCGACCGCACGCAGTACGAGCCGCAAACTGCGCGCCATGACATCGCGAGCGCCCATCAATCGGCCTTCGTTCTTAAGAGCGACTAGGACTCGTGCGTTGCCCGATGCGGCGTCGCGGTCCGCGTCTGATAGCTCGCGGGCCTCTTGTCGGCCTCAAGATGACGGTTTTCCTGATGCTCGCTGCCGGGCTGCCGAACGAACGGATCGGGCCCGCTGCCGTCGTCCTCGTGCTCATGAATGTGTTCACCCAGAGCTGCACGGTCGTTCTCTGATTGTGTGGGCGTGGGTTTACCCTTCGTTCGTTGCGCATATTCCTCTGCGGATTTTTTACGAATTTCTGCGCCGGGATCTTGCACTGAATGCTCTGCCATTGTCAGGTCTCCAGTTTAGATTAGAGGAGTTTGCCGAGACTTTGAGCGACTGTACAGGTTTGGATGGTTAGGGCCGCGACACTGCCCAACAATGTCGCGGCTCACCATTTTTATTTAGCTCCAGGTTACACTAGAAGTCCACGCCACCGTTCCGGCGCGACGCTGAACCCAGTTCAATGGAAGCACCATGCGGAGAGCCAAACTATCTGTTTGAAACAGCGAGCGCTGCGGAGCAGCAACCGTGCTTGGTGAAGCAACAAGTTCTGCCGGAGAGGTATCTTCCATATGCAAGGTGGCAGAATCGTTCATTTCCATGCGAGGTGCTTCACCGCCCGCAACAACAAAATCGGCCGCGTCAACAAGTATCATTGTTTTGGCGGGTACTGTTGCCGAGTCGATGATCGGGATGTTGTTGAGCGTTCCGCCTCGCACTTCGTCGCGGAACGGGAAGAGGCCGGTGGTGGTGGCCATAGTCAGAGAAGCCGACAGCACATCCGTGGGATTGAGCAGCCAGACCAAGTTTCTGACGTTCCCATATGTGCTGGTCGTGATCGCACTGATCAGCGCTTTGATGTCGCCGACCAACGCGGCCATGCCGCCGCCCGCCGTTGCCGTTGTTGCTGCTACGCCGTTAAGCAAACCGGCGGGCCGCACGACGGTCGCCGGGTTGGCGTCGATCAGCACGCTATCGACAGCAACACTTGTGTCCTGTTGAATCGCCTCGCGGATCAGCCCTTCAATTGCTGGCACCGAATGATCATTCATCTCACGGGTCCAGGTCGAAATGACTGCCATCTTCTTCGGCGTTAGGGTCTGACTGGTGAAGGCTCCCTGGCGAACAGGAATAGCAAGACCTTCACCAACAAACGAACCAGCAATTGTTGGTGTACGCGAGCGCGTCGGAATGACGATACGCCCGGCGGTACCGAAGCTGAGCGCCAAGCCGCGGCTCGCAAGCCGAGTCATTATTGCCGCCGGCATCAACAAGGGCATCAGGTCGGCATAGGTTGGCTGAACCAATTCCGCAGCCCACCCTGTGACCGTGGTCATTGCGGGGGCCGAAGCCGCGCGCAGCACCAGATCGCAGACGACCTTGAGCACCTCGTCCTCGCCGTAGATCCGCTGCCGCACCTCCTCGGGATGGCGGCCCCACGCCTTCGCGGCGTAGGTGACGGTCGCGGCTCGCACCAGATACTCAATCGGGTCAAAGTCTTTCTTCTTGTTAAGGATGATGCCGGGCGCGCTGATCTTATGCTCGGACATCTGCGGCAGCACCGTGGTGCTGAGCGCGCGGCTGCGGCTGGTCTGCTGGCCGTTGCCGTCGGAGACGGTGCGCGCCAGGAGTTTCTCCGAATTGATCAGCATCTCACGCGTCTTTTGCTTTTGCACAAGATCGGCGTTGAGCTTGCTGTTGCGTTCGAATTCAGCATCGCTGACGTTATCGTCGTCCATTTTTTCAATGTTGTCGCGCAGCTCGTCCTCAAGCTCGACGATCTGCCGTTCAACCTCGGTGATCCGTTGTGACAGGCCTTCCATGGCGCTGCCCCCTTTTCCGTTTCGAGACGTGTCGGCTTGCCCGCCAGTGAACCCGCGCCGCATCACTCTCGCGTTCTTGTTGCCTTGCCCGGCGAACACGAGGTCGATGGTTGCGGGGGAAATGTTCAACGACTTGGCCACCGCCAAGGCGTTCGAATTGGCTGGAACAGAAACCAGCGAGGTTTCTATCAGCTCTTGCTTGGTAAAACGGCTGCCCTGGTGCGGGGCTCTTGCATCGAGCGGCTCATGCTCAATCGGCCGAAAGCCAACCGACACGGCGCGCAGAATGCCTGCTTCGACCAGCTTGCGAATCTCATCAATGCGTGACGATGTGCCTTCGGGCGCGAGTTCAAGATAGCCGCGCAGGGCGCCATCTTCGACGCGCAGGTCGCGCCAGCGGCCAACAGGAAATCCAGGAGCGTGGTTAAAAAGCGCAATGGGGTTGCGGCTGAAAGCCTTAAGTTCCCACCCATCCGCCATGATGACGTCACCCATCCGGTC